TGTCCAGTATGTAAAACTACGTGAAAAAATCGAGTTTTATATAGCTGCTCGTTTGCTCTATTAACCTGTGGGATAATCGATGCGATATTTAACTTTCGGTACGGAAGAAAATCGCACATATAAAATATGCATCCTGGTCAATAATATCCGAAAGGACGAGATACGCAGGGCCTACATTAGACCCTATGGTCTTAACGAAGAGGACATTATCGTTATCGATCTCCATCAAGCGGTGGGTAAGAAAAAAACGCCAGTCAAGGAACAAAAGGCGTACATTACTGAGGAACTGGTTCCTCTATTAGAGGATCTTCAGATCCAATATTTAATAGTTGGGGATGGAGAATATTTTAAAACATTAACCAAAACTATTAAGGTTGATAAAGTCCTCGGTTATATAATGAACAGTGAATATGGTCCATGGAAAGTGGTCTATGTACCCAATTTCAGGACCATTTTTTATGATCCAGTCAAAGTCACCAATCGTATCGCCACAGGGATCCATGCTCTCAAAGCCTGGATCAATGGAACTTATAAGGATCCAGGTGTGGAAATTATCAAACATGCTGATTATCCCCAGACAGTCCATGAGATAGCTCATTGGCTGGATACCATGATAGCTTCGAACTATCCATTAACTGTGGATATTGAAGGATTTTCACTCAAGCATTATTCAGCTGGTATCGGTACAATAGCTTTTGCCTGGTCAACAACTGAAGGCATAGCATTTCCAGTGGATCTTCTGGAACCAGAAGAAGCAATGCAAGTCAGAGAACTCCTGCGAGACTTTTTCCTGGATTTCAAAAATAAGATTATCTTCCATAAAATCGATTATGACGTGACAGTCCTAATCTACCAGCTATTCATGAAAGATATTCTCGATAATGAGGGTCTCTTGCATGGCTTGAACGTCATGCTCAGAAACTGGGATTGCACCAGGCTAATTAGTTATCTGGCTACCAATTCATGCTCTGGAAATAGACTTGGTCTTAAGGAGCAAGCCCAGGAATATGCTGGGAATTATGCCGTTGAGTCTATTAAAAATATCCGCTCCATTCCTCTACCTCAGCTACTCCAGTATAATCTTGTTGATTGTCTGGCCACTTGGTTCGTCTATGAGAAGCATTGGCAGACGCTTATTAATGATAAACAGTTGGATATTTATGAATATATTTTTAAACCAGCAATGGTAGATATCATACAAATGCAACTGACTGGTATGCCGGTCGACATGGATAGGGTTCAGGTCGTCAAGGAAATTCTGCAGAAGGACAATGATGATGCCGTAACGACCATGGAAAACAGTATGTTAGTCAGGGAATTTGTTTACCAACTTAATGAGGAGTGGGTAGATGAGAAGAACCAAAATCTTAAGAAGAAAGTCGTTACCTTTGCCGACGCCAACGAGGAATTTAATGCGAATTCAGGTCCACAACTCATCAGGCTCCTATATACAAACCTGGGACTTCCCGTCATCGCCAGAACCGAAACCAAGCTACCTTCAGTGGATGGTGATACACTTTCCTCATTGGTTCATCACACAGATAAACAAGATATTAAAGATTTTCTTGAGGCATTAATTAAATATCGTGCAGTTAATAAAATCTTAACCAGTACTATTCCTGCATTAGAAACAGCAGTTCAAGGACCAGATAATTGGCATTATTTATTCGGTAATTTTAATCTCGGAGGTACTGTCAGTGGGAGGTTGAGTTCCAGCGATCCGAACCTACAAAATCTCCCAGCCACCGGAACCAGATATGCCAAGCTCATCAAGAGCTGTTTCAAAGCACCTGCAGGTTGGTTTTTCTGTGGGATTGATTTCAATTCCCTCGAGGACAGGATCTCCGCCCTTACGACCAAGGACCCCAACAAACTCAAAGTCTACCTCGATGGTTACGATGGCCATTCGTTGAGAGCTCAGGCGTATTTTGGGGATCAGATGCCAGACATTAATCCAGATAATCCAGCCTCAGTCAATTCGACCCAGGTGAAATATCCCAAGCTCCGTCAGGACTCCAAGGCGCCAACCTTTGCCCTCACATATCAGGGCACCTGGCGAACCCTGATGGTCAACTGCGGCTTCCCAGAAGAGAAAGCCAGGCAGATTGAACAACGCTACCACGAGCTCTACAAGGTCAGCGACGATTGGGTGAAGGCAAAGCTGGACCAGGCTTGCTTAGACGGCTATGTTACCGTCGCCTTCGGTCTAAGACTGAGGACTCCCCTTCTGCATCAGGTCGTTAGAGGGACCTCCAAAACCCCCTATGAAGCCGATGCAGAAGGTCGGACAGCCGGCAATGCACTGGGTCAATCCTGGTGCCTGCTCAACTCACGGGCCGGTTCCGAATTCATGGCAGGGGTCAAGGCGAGCGAGCATCGCCATGCGATCAAGCCATGTGCCCAAATCCATGATGCACAGTACTTCCTCGTGAAGGATGACATACAAGCCATTACGTATGCTAATAATTTTATTGTCAAAGCATGCGAATGGCAAAATCATCCTGATATTCAACACGATGAAGTGAAACTCGGTGGAGTCTTCGCAATCTACTATCCGAATTGGAGCCAGGAACTGAAACTACCCAATTATGCCACTGCGCGTGAGATAGCATCTACATTCACAGAATACGTAATGAAATCAAAGGATTAGCTACCTACTACATTTAGTGGGTTAATTGTTCTTTGGCTACCATATATACCCTAAAAAATATTATAAAAATATCTTCCCAAACCAGAAGAATCAAGCTAGGGTGATTTCCCTAGTTCGCACCACGCTGAGGTCTATCATGCGATTGACGAACGAACATAGCATCAGTTTGCCTTTGGCAGTGTGGCTCCTGCATGATGACTATGATTTCATTAATGAGCCCAATTATATCTCAGCCACTAATCTCCTGAAAAGCACAAGACAACTGGTCTTGAGCCAGCGTGTGCTCGACAGCGACAAGGAGATGGATGTCTCCTTTTTTATTGCAGCTCGCTTTGGCAATGCTATCCATGATTCTATCGAAAAAGCATGGAAGGTATCAGGCAGGGCATCCATGAAGAAGCTAGGCTATCCGGCATCAATAGCTAATAATATTATTGTTAATCCTGATCCAGGAACCATGATTGAAAATAATAATCTTATTCCTGTCTGGATAGAAAGACGAGCTATTAAAGAATTCAAAGGCTATAAAATTGGTGGCAAGTTCGACATGGTAATGGACGGTCGTCTATTCGATGTTAAAACCACTTCGGTTTACAGCTACCTGCTAGGTAGGAAAGATGCCGATTATGCCATGCAGGGCGGCATTTATCGCTGGCTCAATCCTGAATTGATCACTGATAATCACATCTATATCCAGTTCATTTTTACCGACTGGCAACGGAGCCAGGCGAAGAGAGACCCCGGCTATCCGCAGACCAGGGCATTAGAATATCCAGTCAAGCTGCCGTCGATTAATGAGGTCGAAGAGTTCATCAGCTTCAAGCTGGCACAGCTCGACAGATATAAGAAATCCCCCGATGAGGAGATTCCCTATTGCACTGATAAAGAACTCTGGCGAAGCGAGACCACGTATAAATATTATGCCGATCCCCAGAAGACAGTCAGGGCCACCAAGAATTTCGACGATAAGGCCGAAGCACATGCCTACCAAGCCAGCAAGGGTGGAAAAGGAATTGTTTTGGCGGTTCCGGGAGAGGTAAAAGCCTGTGATTACTGCCCGGCATTTCCAATATGTAAACAAAAGGACAATTATTATGTCGCTTGACTTAACTGCTGTTAAGCACCACCCGGCATTGGAAGAAATCGTCGACGTATTTTGTAATAAAACCCAGAACCTGGATCGAAGTTTTTTCCGAACTCAATTGGTATATTTCTTCGCCAAGATGGCCTCGTCCATGCGGGCTACCATCCTGACCAAGGATCGAGGCGAAATTCCGGTTAATATGTATGCCCTGGCATTGGCACCTTCTGGTTCCAATAAAGGTCATTCAGTCTATATGGCTGAAAATGATATTCTGGGTAAATTTAAGAGCCGCTTCATAGAGGACACCTTTCCGGTAATCTCAGAAGGTAATCTCTGGGTCATCGCCAATGGACGAGCAGCTAGAAATGGAAACGATCAACAGGTTGAATACGATAAGGCCTCAACCGAATTCAAGCAGGCAGGGGTATTCCCCTTCACCTTCGACTCAGGCACCACACCAGCTGTCAAGCAGCTACGGCAGAAGTTACTGTTATCATCCGCTGGTTCAATCAATCTGCAGATCGACGAGATCGGTTCCAATCTGATTGGCCAGACCGATATTTTGAATACATTCCTGGAGTTATATGATCTAGGTATTGTTAAACAAAAACTGGTTAAGAACACAGCCGAGAACCAGAGAAGCCAGGAACTGGATGGCAAAACGCCAACCAACATGCTGCTATTTGGAACACCAGCCAAGCTGCTGGATGGATCCACCACCGAGGATCAGTTCTACAGCTTCCTCGAGACCGGCTATGCCAGACGATGCATCTTTGGTTTTGGCCAACCTGTCAGGGCGTCACAGTCACTGTCGCCAGCCGAGATATTCAAACTGCTGATAGCACCAGAGAATGATGCCATCCTGACCAAGTGGGCACATCACTTCTATACGCTGGCAGACCCGGCTCTCTTCGGCTGGAGGATGGAAGTCAGCGAGGAAGTATCGATCGAGCTGCTCAGCTACCGAATCGACTGTGAACGCCTCGCAGAGGCCATGCCTGAGCACGAGGAGATCAAGAAATCAGAGATGGCTCATCGCTACTTCAAAACCCTGAAGCTAGCTGGTGCCTATGCCTTTATCGATGGTTCCACCGAGGTGCTGATGGAGCATCTGCATTCGGCCATCAAACTGGTCGAGGAATCAGGAGCTGCATTTCAGACAATCCTGAACCGTGAAAAATCTTATGTGAAATTGGCTAAATATATAGCTGGGGTTAATACCGAAGTAACTCATGCCGATCTCAATGAGGCTTTGCCATTCTATAAGACAGCCAAGGCTCAACGTGAAGAGCAAATGATCCTGGCAACAGCCTGGGGTTATAAGAAACATATTATTATCAAAAAATCATTTGTTGATGGGATCGAGTTTTTCAAAGGAGAGAAACTCCAGGAAACTAACTTCCAGAAAATGGTAATCTCATATTCAACTCATTGGGCTTATAATTATCTCAAGGAAGAGGTCCCATTCGAGAAGCTTTATCTTCTGGCTCAGGCATCTGATATGAATTGGGCCAATCATCATTTTAAACAGGACCATCGAGCCGATGAAAATGTAATCCCCGGCTTCAATATGATCGTCATCGATGTGGATTCTGGTATTAGTCTGGTGGCAGCTCATGAACTAATGAAGGATTATAAATTCCTGACCTATACAACCAAGCGATCCACACCTGATCACAACAGGTTCAGAATGATTCTGCCAACCAATTATCATCTCGAACTCGATCATGACGAATATAAAGGCTTCATGAATAGCGTCATGGCATGGCTGCCATTCCAGAGCGATGAGTCAGCTAACCAGAGATCCAAGAAATGGCAGAGTCATGAAGGATGTCAGGTAACTTATAATCTCGAAGCCAAAGCTCTCGACGTATTAGATTTCATCCCGAAAACTTCCAGAAATGAACAGCACCAGGAAAGGAACCAGGCACTGGGAAATCTGGATAATCTTGAGCGCTGGTTTGCTTCACGGATGGATATAGGCAATCGCAATAACCAGCTGATCAAATATGCACTATGTCTCGTAGATGCTGGCTGGAAATTGCTCGATGTCAGAAACCAGGTGCATGGTTTTAATGGGAAATTATCCAATCCCATGACTGCCCAGGAAATCGATAGCACAATCATGGTGACTGTCGCTAAGAAGTATCAGAGCCAGAAACCCTGATATTACCCCCTCTCGTCGACATAAATGAGGGATTACTAAGGCGATGTAGACGGTAAGCCTTAGTGCTTTTTCTGGTTCAATTAAGGAAAAATCATGAGCGATATTAATGATCAATTAGTTCTTATCGGTGGCTACTCAGGCACCGGTAAGAGTGCAGCTCTGAGGAGTATCCGGAACCAGGATAGATGGATGTATCTCAATACCGAAGCTGGGAAGAGACTCCCTTTTCAAAATACATTCAAAACATTTAGAGTCTCTGACCCATATCAGATATACGAAGGCTTTGATCATGCCATCCTGAACCAGGATAAATGGGATGGCATAATCATAGATTCTGCCACATTCATGATGGATATGTATGAAAGCATGTACATCATAGATAATCCCAATACCCAGAAGGCATGGGGTCAGTTTGCCCAATTCTTCAAGGTGCTAATGCAAGACAAGGTCGTCAGATGGGGTAAGCCAACCATCGTTACAGCCCATCTCCTGGATACACTGGATGAAGTCAGGCATGAGATGAAAGTCTCGGTGCCCATCAAGGGATCACTTAAAAATAATGGTATCGAATCATATTTTTCTACAGTAGTATCAGCTAAGAAAATAACCATGCTGGAACTGGAAAAATATGGATCCGATCTCCTGGTTATCACTGACCAGGACAGGGAGCTTGGATATAAGCATGTGTTCCAGACTCGTCCAACCAAGGAAACCGTAGCCGAACGTATCCGCTCACCTATGGGTTTGTTTTCTCGGGAACAAACTTATATGGATAATGATGCTCAGCTCTTGCTGGATCATTTGGATAAGTTTTACCACGGTTAATTATCAACTCAGAAACAAGGAATGAAAATCCAATGACAAATATCTTTGGAAACCTCACCACGGAAGGCCTCGAGCAGTCTCAGGACCGCCTGGGTGGTTTCCGTGTGCTTGAGTCAGGCGCCTATACAGGCACCATTAAAGCAGCTTACGCAGGTAAGTCTCCTCACTCCAAGGCTCGATCAATCAGTGTTATTCTAGACACTGAAGGTGGCGAATATCGGGAAACTTTCTGGATCACTAATCGAGAAGATCAGAATTTCTTCCGTAACAAGCAGGACAACACCAAGAAGGTACCCTTGCCTGGATTCGTGATCGTCGAGGATCTCTGCCTTGTGACCTCCAATAAGCCACTCTCGGAGCAGACCACCGAGGACAAGGTCATGAACGTTTATGACCCAGAAGCCAAGAAGGAGATTCCTAAGTCGGTCCCCATGCTGGTCGAGCTGCTTGGCAAGAAGGTCACCTTCGGCATCCTCAAGGAGCTAAAGAACAAGCAGGTGAAGAACTCCTCGACGGGCGAGTACGAGGACACAGCCGAGTCCAGAGAGGAAAACGTCACGGATAAGGTATTTCATTATCCATCCAATCTTACGGTCGTAGAGGCCCGCCAGGGCACCACAGTGGCCACATTCTTCAACGCCTGGGTCGAGAAGAACAAGGGTGTCACCAGAGATCGTAGGACCAACAAGAGTGGAGCCGGTGGCAATGGAGGAGGGCAATCTGGCAAGCCAGGTCGTCCGAACACTCCTCCCAAGGCAGGAGAGACTACTCCGAAGACACCATCACTGTTCAACAGCTGAGTGTGAAGGCTCATGTTGAACCAGGCAGGACTGGTTCCTTCTTCACACCGGGGAACCATCCTGTCTGTGAATCTGCCAATCTATGTCAGATTAGGCAAGCGGACGAGCGATAGATTCAGTCTTAATCTGAATACCTATCGTAACGCCCATTTCCATACGCTGAATAAAGCCAAGGATCTATTTGAAAAAATAGTGTCTAAACGAATCGGACATTTACCTTTAATGGTTAAAACCGATCTGACCTATAGACTTTTCTTTGGTTCAAAGCGATGGATCGATATCTCAAATATCTGTTGTATCGTTGATAAATTCTTCTGTGACACCCTGGTTAATCAGAAGAAATTAATCGATGATAATATGGATGTCATATCCAATGTGACCTACCAATGGGGTGGGGTAGATACCCACGACCCAAGGATAGAAGTCACCCTCTCCAACATTCAAACAATCGAGGAACCAATGCAGATCATACTCAATCAGCGGGAAGTCGAGGATGCCATCCGAGACGCCGTACTACAACAGATCACCCTTCGAGAAGACCAGGAAATCGGTGTCCATTTCGAGGGCGTCAAGGACGGTAACCTCACTGTCAGTGTGGTGATTCGGAAGGCTGAGGACGAGGTGACCATTCCTAAAAAGATGCGAACCAAGAAGCCGATCCAGGTAGAGGAATCCATTCCTGAACCAGCCAAGGCTCACACTGTCCCCGAAGAAATGGGATCGCTGACACATCCAATCTTTGCACAACCTGGAGATCCTGCAACTCAGGTAGCTGCAGCTGTTCCAAGGATTTTCCCCGATATTAACACCTCTGCCCCTGTGCAAACTGGACCGGTAGCAACTGCATCAAAGTCTCTGTTCTCCAACCTGACAAAGCCGGTTCACGATCAGAAGCCTGAATAAAGTCTCATGGCTGCCATCAAAGCTGTGGTGATAGCCGCTATCATTACCGGGGCATTATTCCTGATTGTTATCTGGTTTGTCCCGTTAATGACTTTCTTAATAGTCTTTGGGGCAATTGCATTAATAACCTATGCAATCATCCACGAGAACGAACAAAAAGGACCACCTCAACAATGACTGAGGATCACTTGGAAAAAGGCATCGAAGAAGCCCTGAACCAGAAGATGGAAGAGCTTGGT